GGGGAGGATGGGGGCATGCATCCTACTATCGGGCCCCGCAGGGATAGGGTGCATGAAGCGTAGCCGGCCCAGGGGGGTGGCATCGCAAAAATATCCCAGTGACATAGCTTAATATTACCTATGTCACTTTTGTGTACTTACCTTTGTGCAGGGTCCCCCGCCCACAATTAGGTCACAAAAATTAGAGTTTTGCAGGTTTGAGTGTAACGAATAAACAAAAAACGATAGCCGATGATTGTATAGCATCGGCATTATTTAGCAAAATTAATCGACAAATTTGTAGTCGATATCGTTAGAATCGGCCCCAAAAACGTCGATTTTTGCAATTTGCATAAAAACTTTCGGCAAGGTTGGCGCACTATCCCACAAACCATGGAATGGGATATGTGGGATCAAGATAGGCAACCGTCGGAGACTCCGTCCGAAATTATGTCAAGTGAATGCCAACTGATGGACCAAGATCAAGAAAGTGGGTATTTACTCTCAACAACTATACTGACGCAGATAGAGCGCGTATTGGAGAGTCCCTCGCCCCCAATGCAACGTATGTCGTCTATCAACCTGAGCTTGCCCCAACCACCGGTACCCCGCATTTGCAAGGGTGTGTATTCTTTAGGAATGCCAGGACCCGTGATGGGGTCAAACGGCTTATATCCGATCGTTGCTTCTGCGACCCAATGCGCGGAAGCGACGACGAAGCTATTGACTATTGCAGCGACGAACGAAAAATCGACACCACTGCAGGATTTGGCGTCACCGAACACGGAACTAAGCCCAACGGCCCAGGACAGGGAGCTCGCACAGATCTTGCTGGAATTGGAGTCCGCTTACGTGAAGGTGCGTCACTTGCGATCATCGCGCAAGAGAATCCAGCCGATTTCATTAGGTACCACCAAGGTATCCGAGCATTGCAAGCAATTGTTCAGTGCCAGCCCCGTGTACCAGGACCCGACGGAGAATTTGTTCCTCCACGGGTTTGCTGGTGGTACGGATCCACTGGCAGTGGAAAGACAAGAGCTGTCTATCATGCGTGCGGCGAAGAGGCGTTGTATGTGAAGCCACCCGGAAACAAATGGTTTGACGGGTATTGCGGTCAGAAACACGTTCTCTTTGACGATTTTCGCGGCGATTGGTGGAGTTTTGGGTATCTTCTACAGATACTTGATCGCTATCCAATGCAAGTGGAGGTTAAGGGTGGTTACGTAGCCTGGTCACCGACCCACGTATATATCACATGCCCCCGCAAACCGGAGGATGTATACGCCGGTCTCGAAGCAGCCCGTGAAGGATCGCTTGCTCAATTAACCCGCCGAATTACGGAGGTCAAGTTATATGGAGAAGAGCCCGCACCACCAACCGCGCATGTATTAGGTTTTGATGCTAATTGAAAATTTGGTTAATAATTACGCAGGTTCAGGAATAACATTTGTACTGACTGTCGAGTTTTCTTCTCGAATTCCTAGTGTGAATTCGTACCCCCACAAGCTTGCTATGCAGTTGCAAACGCAGTGCAGCACGTGTATCATTGTGGGTGCAGGGCGCCACTTGTAAACCTTGGAAATTGTGTCGCTCATTATTTCCAATGGCAAAGAAGGGTGGATCCAGGTCTAGTGATCGGCAGATTGCTGCCGCTCTTGTCCGTATTCAGAAAGCGAAGCGTTCTGCTACTATTATGAAAAGGGCGAGAGGTATGGGTTTGAGTACCCATCCCGGTAGTAAATTTGGAATTCATTATGTACCTGCAGGTACTCCTGAAGGGGTTGCAAGATTCGGAGCTAGTTTTAGAGATGCCAACGAAGCGCAGCGTGCTGAGCGTAAAGCGCAGCAATACTATGGCCGTGGTGAATATTGGGGCAAAGGAATTGGCGGGTTAATTGGCGGTGCTATCCCAATTCCTGGAGCAGGTGCCGTATTTAGCGGCATCGGCGACAAAATTGGCGACTGGTTCAAGCGCAAATTTACTGGGCGTGGATTGTATGATGGCCGCGGTATGTATGAGGGCCGTGGGGCCTATATTCATCCTGCTCACGGCGCCAATAATTCATTAATTGCAGGTGGCCAACCAGGAATGAAATTCTCAGGTGCTGGAGACGAAACCTCCGGTTTGACTGTAAGTCATACCGAATTTATTGGAGATGTTTACGCTCCGAGCACCAGTTCGTGGAATGTCACGAATTATCCATTGAATCCCGGTCTCCAGGAAGTTTTTCCTCAATTGTCACAGCTCGCTGTCAATTTTGAGGAATACGAATTTATTCAGTTGATATTCCATTATCGCAGTACTGTTGATTCGTCAAGTACTAACAATGCTTCCGGTAATACCGGAACTGTTGTCATGGCGACTGACTATGCCAGCTCGGTTCAGAGCTTTAAGGACAAGGCTCAAATGGTTAGTACGCACGGTGCTGTTTCCGAGCGTATTACTGAAGCCATCAATCATGGCGTAGAATGCGATCCTGAGAAGAATATGGGTTCTGCTCAGAAGACTGTTAGAACCGGTCTTATTCGCGATCGTGATGTGAGCACTTTGGATCTAGGAAAGTTTCAAATTGCTTTCCAGAATACTCCGTCTGCTTTTTTCAATCAGCAGGTTGGTGAATTGTGGGTTACTTATCAAGTGAAGCTTGATAAGCCGCGCATTTACTCTGCAGCTTCTGGTAATGTCGCGTTTTATCGTGGCGTTAGCAAAGGTGGTGAAAGCACGGCGAACATTTTGGGCACAAATTGGTTAACGTGTCAAAGCAATTCATTGGCTTTGCAGGTGTCGCATAGTGCTGCTGCGAATGCAGGTTTCCTTGTTGCGTTTCCCGCAGCTGCGAATGGCGTTTACGAAGTGCGTTGTTGTGTCGAAGGTACTGGCCTTACGCAAGTAGCCAATACTGGTCCCAGTTTCGTTCGCACTGGCAACGTTGCACCCTACAACGACATGTATGCTTCGGAAGCCAACGGCGTTGACAGTCCGTCGTTGTTTTGGTCTACTGCCAATGGTACAACTGCTGTTGTTATTTGCCGTGTGCAAGTCCAGGCTGCTTCTGGTGGCCTGAACAATACTGTGTTTGTACCATGTGTTAATGGTGGGACCCTGACACAAACACATATTGACGTTATTGAGGTCAGTCCATTTTTGGCGCAGAGTAATTCAAACCCTGCTCCGATTTATATTGATGCTCTTGGTGTTATAACCAATCCTTAAAATGTCAGCCCCTGTTCCATATTACGAATTGTGGAATCGCAATTTAGCGTTAATATTATCTCGTGAGGATCCTAACGCACGAGCTCGCGCCCAGTTGGAATTTGAGCGTTTGCGTGGTCGTCAAGCTCGCAACGTGGATAATCTTAGAGGATCCACTGTTAACAATTGGCTTGACTACGCTCGCGATGATTTTATTGAATGGGAGGCGGACAGACATGAAAGTATAAGGATTCAGGTCGAGCAAATGACAACAGATGCTATGGTTTCTCAATATCGACGAATTTATGGGTCGCATGCCGAAGAAGAAGCTTACGATAGCTGGCGGCGTTGCGTTCCCCATTGGGATGGTTCGCCTCGCAATGGGTATGCTATGTACCTAAATAATCGCATATTTGCCGCTGTGCAACGCAGACCTAAGTCTGCGGGTGGTGCTGCAAAGCGCCCACGTTATTAGTAAGCATTATAATCATTAATTTCATTAATTATCAAATGTCTGCAAACGTTGAACAATTATTGTTAGAAGATGCAGGCAATAAACGAGTGTATTTTGATCAGCTCGGATCATCTGAGCCTGTGCGTAAATTACCCGCTCTTAGCTCTTTGCCTGGCGATTTGTATCCACACAATTTTGATACTCAACCAGTTGATGAAATGAATGATTCTGCTATGATGATTGGCGATGTATCCGTTCCTTTTGTAAGGAAGCCTTCTTTTTACAAAAAGAAGCAGCGTGTTAGTTATTTGGATTTTCTTGCTCCTGCAAAAAAATCATACAAGCCGAAGAAGCGTTATGTTTCCAAATCTCGCAAATATCAGAAGCCTGTACGCCGTGCTCGACGCCTCAGTAAGCCTGCTGTGCGCGCATCAGCTAGTTGTAGCTGTAGTCACGGTCGTAAATCTTACTCCCGTAGGGCCGTTAAGTCAACTCGTCGTAAACGTTATTAGGATCATTATTTTTATAGTTTTGGTAACTTAAATGGAGATTCATTCTCGTATTGTTGACGCTGAAGGGCATGCTCAAGAACAACTCCGGAGGCGCCCGATAACTTGGAATGTTTCGGGTGAAGGTCCGCCGGAGTATGGATTGCCACGTATGACTGGTTACACTAGATTTGAAGCGGGAATGAGATGGTATATCAAAAATATATTAGCAAATAGCCGGTTAACATGGGGTATGTTAAATCAACGAGATAAGAGGGAGTTGATTCGCCGCGCTAGGTTTGCATCCATCAGATATGGTAATCGGCCAGGGCGTTAGGCGCCGCAGGCGAAGAACCCCCCTCCTTCCCCCCGTTAGGGGGGAAGGAGGGGGGCAGGGGGGAGGA